TTCGTCCAAGTCTTGTCTTGCGTTAGCTTGTTCTGTTTGAGCAGCGATGCGTGCAGCCTCAATAGTGGCGGTATTATCTGCTTTTTCTTTGTCTAGTTTAAGTCTTTCTGCATCTAATATGGTATCTGCTTGGTCTTTTTGTGCTTTACGCTGTTGTTCTGCCATTTTAAGCTGCATTTCTTGTTGCTTCATCTGGAACACAGGGTCTTGCGCTTGCTGTTGTGCAGCAGCTTGTGCAGCTTGCTGTTGTTTCTGCTGGGCCACTTGAACCCCTGCTTTTGCCATACTCTGAGAAAGAAGCTTTTCAATCTCTTCTGGCATTTCTTCACCCGGAGGTGGTAGTTGTGCGCCCAGTTTTGCTTCCATCTGCTGCCTGTAACTGAAGCCTATATGCTCTGCAATATGCGCCTGAAGGGCAGCCACCACCTGCTGTGCGGCTGGACTCTGCCCAATAAACGCCGCAATCTGTGGGTCTTGTAGGAAAGCTTGGTGTGTAGCGATATGTGCATCATGGTCTTGGTAAATAAACGCCTGCATAGGTTTACCCACAAGAGCTGCCATATTTTCGCTAACCGGATCAGAAGGTTTAGCATCTTCTTTAGTAGGTACAAGCTTATCTGCGTTCTTGATACCCAGAACTTCGATCATCTGCCGGTGTAGCTGGGGCAGATCGTATATCTGTGGGGTAGCCTGTGCCATCTGCAACACGGTCTGATACTGCACAACTCTTTGTGCCATCGTGCTGCTATTGGGGTCGCTGACAGGAATGACTTCCACCATGTCGTAGTCCATACGGCGGGCACGAGCTGCGGCACGGTCAGGCGTGTACATGTACTCATCCGGCGCATACTCAGCAATAATGCCGCGAAGGAGTTTGAACTCCTGTTTCATGGCGTAGTGGACACGGGCTTGTACCGCAGCCATAGGCTTGAGAGTGCGCTCCAGTAGAGCGAGTGTGGTACCGACAGGCGCGTTGGCGCTCATGTCAGAGATGTTCATGTCACTGATGGCCCCCAGACGGCGGCCTTCTTCAGTGATCTGCTTGAGTAATGCAAGAAGTGTCTGACTCGGCTCCTTGTAGGGGAGCGTCATTAAATTGTCTTTGATACTACCGGAGGGCACGTCCACATCACGGAACTCGCCGGGGCCGATGGGAGTGTCGTCCCCTTTGACCCGTAAACCACGGGACTTTAGGCCCCCCGGCAGATTCGACAGTGTACCGGCGTCAACTAATTGACGAATCAGGGAGGTTCCAGCTTTGGCATATCCACCAATAATGTGAATTAAACCAAGACCATAGAAACCAAAGCCCGGTACATAAGAGTAATGGACAAAATGTTGACGCTTGAGCGTCAAAGGATCGTCAGGGTTCCAGTTACGGCGGATAGCCAATACAGACCCTGTGCCCTGCTCAATGGTCACGACATAGGGCTTTGCTATCTGTAAGCCTTCTCCTTCCTGATCAACATCATCAATAACGAGGTCTGCGTGGACTTCTAAAATCGTATAGCGGTCGTCAGCGTTGAGGGTGTACCCCCCTTCCTCTGCTTTTTTCTCTTCTATATCAGTGTGATAGGAGACAGGATCGCCCAGTTCTTCTTCTCGATAGAAACCAGCAGCCTGTAGTTTGATGAGTTCATTCTTTGTTTTACGCATCACATGGGTAACGCGCTCGGCGGTCTCTATGTTAGACGCGCCGTAGGGGACAATGACATCCTCTGCTGGGATATACATAGCCACCTGTCTGCCAAGATTGGGGTCGAAATAAACCTTTTTAAACGCAGACCCTGCAAGACCAAGAGAGTAGAGTAACCGTTCATGTTCCGGACGATACTCAACCATGACATCGGTAAGTTCGTAGTTCATGTCTGTCCGGACTCGGAGGGCGGCGTCTTCCTTCTCTTTGGTTACCTCTCCAAGTATCTTGGTCTTGACAGGGCCAGCGGCGGGGAAAGTTTCACTCATCGCTTCAGCTTGGAAGCGGATAGCGGCTTCGGCTAGGACGTTGGAGTACACCCCACAGGCGTCTTCCCAAGGCTCAACCCGCTCTTCATATTTGAAGCCGAGCACATCCAACCCCTTTACAAACGAGTCTGCCCATTCTTTTCTGCTGGATGTGTCGGCCTCAACATGACCTATAAGCTCTGACGACAGCTCTGTCAAGGTGCCATCATCGAGATATTCTGCTAGATTAGCGTCGAACGGCGCACCCATAGTCTCTTCCAGCCCCTCTTCAGGCACCAGAGTAACCTCAACACTGCCATCATCCAAAGTAACCATGTCAGGATTAACAATGCCTATCTGCATCTCGGAACTTTCTTCTTCAACTCCAACACCCTCTGGAGTTACATATAAACTTTTTTCTATAGCCATCAGTAGTACCCGCCCCTACGTTGCTTGAAGTATTGCACCTCGTCCGGCTCGTCCGTGGGTAATCTGATAAACCCACCCTGCCTAAACCGCATGAGCGCCATTACAGTAGAATCCACTAAGTCGTCGTTTGACATGAAGGGAAACCCAGCGATCTCCTCCACGACCTCTTCCGCCCAGCGTGTTTGTGGAACCCAACACAGTCCAGACTTTATTATGTCCGCCACAGAGTTCAGACGGGCCATCTTGTCGCCCGAACCCCTGTGCGGGGTATATTCTTGCACAACCAAGCCCATTCTGCGAAGTTCTTGATATAGTGGCGTCCCACTGCCTTTTTTCTCCACAATAAACGAGTCCGGCTCCCACTCCAGATACTGCTCGTAGGCCATCTCCTTCAACTCCGGAAACTCCATCCTCGCCTTGATACTGTTCAGCAGTATTATCTCGTAGCGGTCTTCCTCATCGTTGAAAAATACCCCCCATGTGGTCAGCGCTGTGTAGTCGGCACGATTGTGCTTTTCCGCTGCGGCGTCCAAAGACATGATCAGGTACTCACAGGCGGGTGGGTGCTCCTCCTCCCACTCTTTCCACCACTCTCGTTTAACCAGTGCAGCTTCTTCAGCGGTGGGGGTTTGTTGATACTGAGCATTCCACTGGAACAGCGGCATGGAAGCTTTGGTGCGGTACAGGGCGTCGAGGTTAAAGAACTCAGGCCAGAGGGGTTTTTCGATGAGCTTGGGGTTTTTGTTCTTACCCTTCTTCTCTTCAACCTCCAATATAGCCGGGAACTCCACCACCTCGTACTTATCCGCCAGTTCGTTCTGCGCCATGTCCCGCGTCACGCGGCCCGTCAGATCATCCAAGTGCCATCTGGTCTGTATGATAGCTACCCGCCCTCCGGGCATCAGACGTGTACGGGCACCGAACGTGAACCACTCGTATGCCTTGTCAAATACATCAAGGTTCCCATTGATGATGTCCTGTTCGTTATGCGGGTCATCCACGAGTAACAGGTGGGCACCACGTCCCGCAAGGGCTGAACCGACACCGCAGGCGAAGTACTCCCCGCCTTTGTCCGTGTTCCAACGCCCTGCCGACTTACTGTCTATGGCAAGTTGTGTGTCAGGAAAGATTTCCTTGTACTGGTCTGTAGAGATCAGGTTCCGCACCTTCCGGCCAAAGTCCACAGCGAGATCGGTAGTGTGAGATACCATCAACACCTTCTTATCGGGGTTCTTACCCAAGAACCACGCGGGGAAATAGATAGAAACAAGCTGAGACTTGCCGTGTCTGGGCGGCATATTCACGCATATACGGTCTTTTCCCGTATCCTCCAACGGCTTGCCGTCGTAGTTGTACTCCCTGCCCTGCTCGATCTCCATCAGCAGGTCGCCCAGTATGCGGTGGTGCTTGCCCACCTTGTAATCCGGCTGCATAGCACAGCAGAACGCAATCAGATCATCGCGTGCCGCCTCGATTTTCCGCTTTTTCTCATACTCATCCAGTGTTTTGAGCAGTTCTTCCTGCTCTTCCGGCGTGTAGGAGTCGATATTGGCTAGGAGAAGCTCGATGTCTTCCGCAGAGAACTCAAAATCGTCCTCCAATACCGTATCTTCAGCTAGATTTTGCCTCATAGACCCCTTCGGCGTTCTGTTTAAGCTCCAATAGGCGCTCTTTCAGCTTATTTTTGATGTCGGCAGCGTTCTGGTGGGTGATTGTCACCTCTTTCTTCTCGGCAAACAGCCCGATTTCGTTAATTTTGCCCAAAAACTGTAGGGCTTGGAGCCGAATCCGTGCGTCTGAGTTCTCTGTCTCCAGAAGAAGTTTGTTAATCACCGTATTCTTGATGTCGTCAGGGGTGGCATTCAGCGATCCCCCGTACTCTTCCAATATGTTGTACGCCTCAAGCAGAGATACGGTAGTAGAAGAGGCTCGTTTGGCCTTCTTGTTTTCCTCTGGCTTGTCCTCGTCCGGCTCTGGGGTAAACGGTAGCAGGTGGACTTCCACATCGTGTTTTTCCATCAGCGCCATATTGCGGCAAGCCGCCTCTGCTATCTCACGCAGCTCCGGATAGTTGAAATTACTCGGTAGTTCTATAGGAATTTCAGTGGGTTCCATGCCGTAGGTACCATCAAGGGGGG